TTCTTGCCAGCACGTCCAGTCCAGTTCATCAGGTACATCTCGTCAATGCTGGTGTACATCGTGTCCCTGGCGCTGTCATCAGACTTCATCTGTTCAGCGTGGTCTTTTATATCTGCGAATAGTGCATCATCAAACTTTGTTTTACTCATCCGAATACCTCACGTAAAGGGGATTGTCTGCGTTCTATCTTCCTGGCTGTGTATGCGTAGTTGTTCATCATCTGTATCATCAGGCATCTGGCTATCACGGTGTCATCGTGCAGGTCTGATGGTGCGTTGTAGCTGCTGCGTCCTGTGTTTGCGTTGACCGTTCTCTCGTATGCTTCCAGTTCAGTCGTCCATACGTCATCAGGGATAAGGCTAATCGTGCCTTTCTCTATCTCTAACGCTGCGCCTTCGATCAATGGCGGTTTGCTGGATGCTGTCGTATCGAATCCCACAACTGGTAATCCCTCCCGTTGCAATTGTTCAAAGATAGGATTGCCGATTGAGTTCAACTCTACCTTGCCCATTGTCACGTGCCACTTGTGAAACAGTTCCTTGATACGCTGTGTCTGGAAGGCATAGTCGATCTGGTTGAACCTGTCCTTTGCCACTTCGCGCCTGCATGTAGCGCATCCAATTGAGATAGCCGTGAAGTCATTCTGCTTTCCCCAATCCACACCAGCCACAAGCGTATGTCCGTGATGCTGTTCCGGGGTTGCGTTTGCTGGTGCTGTCATTACGGCTGTCAGGTTGCGGAATACTACGCCCTCTCCTTCAAGAAATTCAGCAAGAATTTCCTGGCGGTAGGCTTCCTCTGTCATGGTGTCTTTGAGTGTTTCAACCTCTGAGCGCGGAATGTACGGATTCTGCCAGGTTGGGAATGTCCAGCTTTTCCAGTCTGTGTTTTCAGGATCTCGCCCAATCGCGTGTAGTTTGTAGAATCCGTTGCGTCCTTTCGGAGTGGAGAGAAACCAGGCTGAACCTTTCAGGTCAACCAGCATAGGACGCAGGATCATGTTCCAGTTATGTTCCAGGTCAGCCACCATCGCCGCTTCATCCACCACGATCAGCCAGTACTTGCGCCCTCGCGAACTGTCAGCAGCGTCCAATGACCAGCAATCTAATATTCCTCCACCTATTGTTTCAATCCGGTGCTGCTGTTCTGATTGTCCTTGTATCATCGGATATAAAACATTCTTCAATTCACGCCAAACATCTTCAAGCATCTTATACGTGGGTGAGAACCAGCCAACAGGTTGACAATGAACGAGTGCCTCAATCACCAGGTCAATGCCGAGCCGTGTCTTGCCCCATCTACGCCCGCAGTTGATAACATTGAACCGCTTTGCCTGGTCAATGCACTGCTGCTGCGTTTCGTGCAACCTCGTGAGTTCAATCTCGATTGGTGTTTGTAGCATCTACCCTCTTTATGATGATCTCTACCGGACCTGATGTTTTTATTTCATGCTTATCCACCAGCAACCCGTGATACTTTGCCAGCATCTCTAATGCTTTCAACTGGTCAAGTAGTTCAATGTCGATCTGATTCTGCTCCACATCTTCACCGCCATCCTTGCAAATCGTGGTGGTCTTTTGTCGAACACGCTTGATAAGATGCAGCTTGCCGAGTTCCTTTGCTTTCGCCAGGTCAATCTGGAACGCCATGCTGGAAACATCCAGGTAATCGCCCATGTCACCGCGTGCAATTTCTGTCAGTTTTTGCAGGATTTCATCAGATTTCATCGCCTTTTCATCAAGTTTTCGCTTGATTTCTGCCTGAATTTCAGGTTTCTTCAACAATTCTTGACCAATTGAATAAGCGGTGCGCTCGGAATAACCAGCGCGTTGTGCTGCCTTTGTGGCATTGAAGTCGATCAAATATTCAGATAGGAACAATTGTTGTTTGGAAGTCAATCCCATAGTTCACCTATGCAAGATGAAACGCCTTGTAGATAAAGTCGTCCACACCTTACATTATAGCACTGTAATAGTAGGTAAAACTATGATGGTAGTAATTTGCAAATTGGTCAAATTGGGGTATTGACTTTTCCACCAAAAAGGTTTATTCTACTATCAGATATTAGCACATACCAAGGAGGCAGGATGAGGAACAAATTACAAAGAAACAAAACCATCATTACCAGCATTTCGTTAGACGAGGATACACGTGAGTTGTTGGCGAAACAGGCGGCAACTGATAACCGCAGCCGTTCCCAACAGGTTGCTTTCCTGATTAAGTTGTACGAAGAATACCGGAAAGAAGTTATCCGGATTCCCGTTATCGGCACGATCAGGGATGGAGGAATTGAGTTCATAGGCTCTGATACTGAATTGGAGTAACCCATGTCTGAAACAGTCTGGTTTGTGTTGGTGGCTTTGTTCGCGGTTGTGTGTTTGTTCGCAACCAGGAAACAGATTGAAGGAGGGAAGTGATGGGTCGCAAATCTTTTCATGCCTACATTTCTTATTTGAATCGCAACGAGAAGAAAAACCCGTTGCTCGTTTCCAGGCGTAAAGAAATCCTGGATGATATGAAATATCATATCGACATCGCTAAAAGCAATTGGGGAGTTCCTGGTGATCCAAACCACCATAAACAAGCCTTTGATGAGTACATGGCTGAGTATTTCACGCCACTGCTCAAACAATGCAGAGCCATTCAAACCATGTGTACCTGCGCCCACGAACACACCCAGGAGTTCGGCGGTTTCCATTTCTCCGGTGGTGAGGTCTGGGATGACATCTACGATTACTGCATTGACTGTGGCGCAGTCAATTACGGTTTGGGGTGGACGGTTGATGTTCTTCATGCTTCCACTTTACTCCAAAACACAGCAGTTTCATCACAGGGGAAGGAAGCGGGAGAGATATGGGCGTAAAGATGGTAACGAAAGCGCAATCTCTCGACCCAAGAACGAACACAGCGGCTTCCATCCGCGAAGCTGCTCAATGGTTACAGATCGCTCTTATGGCAAATGACAAAGAGGAGGTGAAAAGAACGTAACACTTGCGTTGTGGCACTTGCACACAACTGGGGTGACTGGTGTCATCCCCCCGTCATCAGAAGATCATCGGTTCAACAAATAGGAGAAAAGGAAATGACCGAAACACTCGCAACGTATGAAGTAGCACGTACAGATTTTACGCAGGATCAGGTAGCCCTCATCCAGCGTACCATCGCAAAAGGCAGCACCCCAGATGAACTTGCATTGTTCCTCAACCAGTGCCGCCGGACTGGGCTTGACCCATTCGCCCGCCAGATTTACGCCATCAAACGCTGGGATTCCAAGGAACAACGCGAAGTCATGGGCATCCAGGTAAGCGTGGATGGCTTCCGGCTGATTGCTGAACGATCCGGCGTGTATGCAGGTCAGGATGGTCCGTACTGGTGCGGTCAGGACGGTGAATGGAAGGAAGTCTGGCTGTCCAATGAACCCCCTGCTGCTGCAAAGGTGGGCGTTCTGCGTGAGGATTTCATCCAGCCCTTGTACGCAGTCGCCAGATACGCGGCTTACGTCCAGACCAACAAGGAAGGCAAACCTACGTCCATGTGGGCGAAGATGCCGGATGTAATGCTTGCCAAGTGTGCTGAATCACTGGCGCTCCGCAAAGCATTTCCGCAGGAACTCTCCGGCTTATACACCTCAGAAGAAATGGGGCAGGCTGTTCAGGTGGTCGATGTTGAACCTGAACCCGTCAAGAAACTTGCTCCCGCACCAAAGGTGAAACTGCCTATTGCCCAGCGTCCGTATGAACCTGCCGTTCTGAAAGAACGTATCGCTGAATTAGTCAAGGCGGGTGAAGAAATCCTGGCTGGCGGTGGGGTGGTCAGCAAGGATAGCGATGACTACACTATAGCGTCTCACATCGAAAGCATTTGGGCTGGCAGTCCGCAGGCAGAAGCCAATCGTCATGCGGTATGCGAATACCTCACTGGCAAGGCATCCGTGAAAGACATGACCGGACCTGAAAAATATGCGCTCAAAAAGTGGCTGCAAATTACCAAGAACGAAGCAACCGGAGAATGGGTGCATGTCAAAGAAGCTGGCACAGAAGCCATAAAGGTATTCGAACAAACCCTGATCGACCAGGGGCAGCAGCAACTATTCAATCAATAACTTCCCCTCATTTCCTCCCTCCTTGTCAAGCCCCTGCCTGTAATGGTGCAGGCAGGGGCGCAGGAGAGAAAGGACAATCACATGAAAGGCTATGACAAATGGTTGTTACCACCCGATCCGCCCACCCACTTCCCATGCGATAAGTGCAAGAGCGAATGTGACGTTGATGATCTTGTTGAAGTTGAGCCTGATTACTGGCTCTGTCCTGGTTGCCTGGAAGATTACGAAGATGACGATTCTGAACAGGAAGAAGAATAATGCGCATGTACGCCATTGACGTAGTAGAACTCGAACAGGCGCAGGACTTCTCCACCAGGCTCATGCCTACCTTGACCTATCTCGGTTCGCGCAATCAATCTGATCCAGCCGTCATTCAGCATCAGAACGTGGTCGGCAAGCTGGGTGAGTTCGCGGTACGCCGGATGCTCCAATCACAGGGGCATCCGGTTTCCCCGGTCAACCTGGAAGTTACCACGCATAAGACATGGGATGCTGACCTGCTCATCGCCGGACGTGTCCGTGTGCATGTGAAGTCGCAGGATGTTCCATCAGCAAAGGGGTTCGGGCTGTCGTGGTCATTCGGCATTGGCGATAAGAACGGCAACCAGGGCGGGCATCGGGATAAAGAGATATTCGATTCATACCGCGATGTTGACCAGGTTGTGTTCTGCCTGGTGAACGAAGAAGATGGATGGGTGGGGATATGCGCTGAACTCCCCGTCCATAAGCTGCACGACCTGAACCTGTTCCATGACCCCAAGAAGAAGGCTCTCATCGGGATAAAGAAGGTCGTGTGCTTCAAAGATATTCCAATTGAGTATAGGGTGTACTGATGGCAGGATATTGGATCAAGTTCTACCACGAAGTATTAGACGACCCGAAGATGGCTACCCTTCCAGATAGATTGTGGCGCAGGTTCTATGAGTTATGTCTTATCGCTGGCAGGAACGACCAGGACGGAGATATTCCAGAAACAAAACAGATCGCATGGACGCTGCGTATGCAGGTAGATGACCTTCAATCTGATTTAGATGAATTACAAAAACTCGGATTGATTAACCAGATAGCAACTGGCTGGAATGTAACTCACTTTTCAAAGCGTCAATCAAAACTCGATTCAGCAGAAAAAGTAAGGCGTTACCGCGAAGAACAAAAACGTGACAAATACTATACGGGAGATGTAACCGAACCTGTAACCAATGTGTTACCTCCGGTTACACAGAAAGAAAGAAAGAAAGATATAGATACAGATAAAGAAAAAGAAAGAAAGATAGAAGGCGCATCCGCGCCGGATAATTCTTCTCCTTCTCCTTCTCCTTCTGCTTCTGATGCCTGGATAAAGGCTCTTGGGGATATTCAATCTCATGTTTCGTCCGTTACGTTTGAAACCTATCTGGCGCAATTACAGTTGTCTCAGGTCCACAATTCCAGGGATAAGCCGATATTCGTGGTCAAAGCACTCACCACGCCAACGGCTGAGTTAGTGCGCAAACGGTACGGGCAAACATTGGCTTATGCCATCCAGGGTTATTACGGGAAACCAGTTGAATTACAGATCGTGTCGTAAACAAGGAGAATCGAAATGACCACAATCGAAATGTTAGACGCTTTAGACGAATTGCATCAGCAACTTATTCTTTTAGGCGCGGATAAGCAGGCGCTCATCGACCAGGTATTGACACCGGAAATCCGCCGGAAACTGGACGAAATCGAGGACGAATTTTCAGACAAAAGCGGTGCTGTCCTGGAAAAGATAAGCGACCTCGAAAACGCAATCAAGCAGGACGTGATCGCAGAAGGAGCAACGGTCAAAGGGAAATACATGATGGCGGTATTCACCAAAGGACGCATTTCCTGGGACACGAAGGCGTTGGATGGTTACGTGGTGGCACATCCCGAAGTAGCACAATTCCGCAAAGAAGGCGCTCCGAGTGTATCAATCAGAAAGGCGGCGGCATGAGCAATATCCAATTTTCAGGCACGTGCTTCAAGCCAGAGCTGCGCTATACGCCGGAAGGCAAGCCAGTATTCCGCTTCAGCGTGGCTATGTACACGGGCAAGGCGAAGGACGGCGCGTACAACCCCGGCGTATGGATCAGGGTGATCGTATTCGGTGAACTCGCGGAACATCTCAACCAGACGCTTGCGGAGAAGCAGCGCGTGACCGTGCTGGGCGCGATGCAGCCGATAAACGAATGGAAGGACAAGGAGGGCAATGTGCGCCGCGACTTGCAGGTGATCGCGAATGAGGTAGTCCAGGGCGACACGTTCCAGCCTGACGCGCAGCATCCTGGCAAGCCGGAGATATTCTAATGACCAAGACCGTCACCCCGCGCGAGTTCCTGAAGGATTACAAAGCGAATTACAAGGCTTATGGGCATGACGAAGCCTACCGCAAACTACGGGAGCGCATCACGTGGCGGCTGGGTCACGCCTGGTTCATGGCGAACCGCGAGAAGATCGAGCGCGAGATAGCCGCAATCGAGGTACACCTGGAGGAGAAATGAGCGAACTCAAACCATGCCCGTTTTGCGGGCAACCAGCAGTAATGGATAATTGGTGGCGTAGTGAAAGTGGGACGGTCTATTACGTGAAATGTGAAGGATACGTCAAGGGAACTGGCTGTCGAGTTAGCACTGGGGCTTACGCAACCCGCGAGGAAGCAGCAGGTAATTGGAACACCCGCCCCATCGAGGACGCACTACAAGCCGAGATTGACCGCCTGAAAGCGGAGCGCAGATGGATACCAGTGAGCGAGAGGTTGCCGGAAAAGAGAGGGGCATATTACGTGTACTTGTCTGATGATTTTGGATTTCGTCCCGATATGGACTTTTTCGAGAATGGGGATTGGAATTCATATACCGTTGGAGATGTCACCCATTGGATGCCCCCGCCAGCAGAACCGCCAAGCGAGGAAGAATGTTAATCATAAAAATTCAGAATGATGGCACTGGCACGCCGGAGTTTGGAAACTATCACTATCAGGTGCTGGTTAACTCAACCAGTATCGAGGTTGGCGAAATCAAGGGGCATAAGCGTGGTGACTGGCGGAGATTAGTAGCCAGAGTGCTTGAAAGCAGTTTGTTCATGCAGATTGGAGACAATTGGGTGTCAAAGCTACGAGATGTGGAAGATGAATTACGAGATGCCAAACTCAAACCGAAAACCGTTTACACCGTCACCATGTACCGCTATGGTAATCGGGAATGGCACTCATACGTCTTGGGTGTGTTCTCAAGTAACGATATTGCCCGTGAATGGGCGGTGAAAGAAGAAGAATACAGAGACGGCAAGTACAAAGCGGAAATCATACGCTGTGAAATAGACAGCCCGACTGATTTTCTGAAAGAGGAATTGTAATGTCAAAAAAACTGCGAGGTTTATTATATAGGCACTTCCGACAGCCCCATTGGGAAGGTTGTGCGGATGTGCATTGGGATTGCAGGATTGCACAACTGGAAGCCGAACTTGCCCGCCGTGACGAGGAACTAAAAATAACAGACGGATTACTGAAAGAAGCAACAGAAACCATCGGAGCGGTTATCGCTTGTTGCACATACAACAGTAACGATGACGCAAAGATTGGTGTCTACGGCATTGACCAAAACGCTTTTACGAAAATAGACCAGTTTATTACCCGTTACAACGATGCTGTTTCTGCTGGCAAAGTCAGCGTGGATGTAAAACGAGATTTATCTGATGCCGAAATCGAAGAGCTCGGAGCGCAAGAAGCAGAAAAGAGAGGCGAGAAATGACACCAGAAAACGAATTAGGAATAGGCGCAAGTTATGAAGTTCTTCAAAGGTATGTGTGCAAGAACCGCGTCACCAAAGCCAAAATCAAAATGGTGCGCATAAAATATCTTGTGAACGGGAAGGATGTCGGGCGCGGGGTGTATCTAACTTGCCTAGA